TTGCTGCGGCTACGATTCCGGTAGTGTCTTTCATGCGTCAAATACTCCGAGGGTGTGTGATTCCCTCATGACCAGAAGGTTGTCACCTTCATATTTTAGGTCTTGACCGATGGAATCACCAAATAGCACCTTGTCACCGACTTTTACGTCTTTGGCGTCAGGCCCAGCGGAGATTACCACACCCGTGCCAGTTTGTTTGTCGCGCAACAGGATGAAAAGTTCATGTTTTTCCATGTCTGGGCGCACGATCAGGCAGTCTTGCAAGGCTTGTAAGCTCATATTATCCCCAAACTCGCACAGGTGTGGCAGGTGTCACTGAAAAAGGCTGCAATGCTTTGCCATCTTCGCCCACTAAACGCACATTGACGTGCCAGCCGGGTAGTGCTGTCATGACGGGTTCTTCGTCAGTGCCGCCAGTGCGTTTGTAGATCACGCCGATGGTGTCGATGTTGGCAAAGTTGGGCCTGTCTTCTGCGCCGTACAGCACTTTATTTGCCGCAGCTTCGTCAGGAAATGCCAGGTAGTAGTCCATGATGTGTCCTTAAGCCGTGATGGTTTGCAAATCGCTGTTGGTAAGTCGGCGGGGGTAGTAGACGATCTGGCGAATGTGGCCGTTGTAACCTTGAGTGCCAGTACCTTCTGCGCCGATACGCAGTTGATTAACAACTGGGATAAGTGCAGAAGCGTCTGTCAGAGGTGTTGCCGCATTACGAGTAAATGCAATGTCATCAACTTTGTAACCAAGCGCAAATTTTGTTGCTGCGGTAGTTTGACTCGAAAAAATAAGAGACCATTGGGTGACACCACTATCCAGGCCAAGTGAAGTAGCTTGATTGCTAGCGGTCATGCCCCGAATAGAAAAACGGTTATTAATTGTGCCATCAGAAAACCCAACAATAGCTCCAAGGTAAGCTGTCGCAAGCGATGCGGCTTCTGTATATGCAGTCCCTTCCGCACCGTTATACCAACTGCTGAAGTTTGTACCCGTCATGCTTGCTGCGTCAGCCGAGCGTGTGACCTGTGAAGCCACTGTGGGGATGTAGCTGGTAGGAAATGCTCCTGCTTCCAGTTGAGCGCCCCAAAGGAAAAAACTGGTTGTGCTTGCCGTTGACGTAAACCCGTCAAGCCATACTTCCGCCCAGACCGAAGTAAGGGCAGTTACGAACGTGCCAGTAATAGAAATGCGATACCACCCATTGCCAGCCGGTGTTACTGACGCAATAGCCCCTGTTGCGGTCCCCGTTGCGGTAGCAGTCGATATTGAGCCAGTTGAAAACGTAATGGTTGTTCTGACGTGGTTAGCGCCGCCAGCCGAACTATCAGACAAAAATAAAACCGCAGACACGGCGGTGCTTGTCTTTAGCCATATTGAATACGTCCACGGCCCTAATGCCGTAGTGGTGATGTTTTGCCTGACTCGTTTGATGCTAGTTCCGGCAGCCCCGGTAAACGTATCTGCATCCACCGTCCCGTCCGGCGAAACAACCGTATTTGCAGTAATGCTTCCATTACTTTTAACCCAAGCCGCATTGTCAAACTGCTCAGAATACGTCAGCAAGTTCGTCCTTTGCTCCTCCATCAGCAGCCCCAAGGCAGCTTGCGTTATCGGGTTGTAATCAAACCGAGGCGCGTCAATGGCTGCGGTTTCTAGCACAGGAATGTAGTTGGTGACCGTTGCTGTGGTTGTGGGGGTGTAGGCTGTGGCTGCGGAGCGTTGCTCTAGTTGAGCGCCCCAAATGTAAATACTGTTGGTCACCACCCCAAGATAAGTAGCGCCAAATCCTCGGTTTGTTGCAGTCGGTGTTCCTGTGTTATTTAAGCCAATACGAAATACTGTTGCTGTATCGGTTGTTGTAACCGTAAAAGTGCAACGATAAAAACCTTGGGCTACGGCTGTGATGGTCGCAGATGGCGATGTGTAATTACCGCCATTTACTTGCGTCTGAGTGTTCGTGCCAAGCGATAAATCAAAGGTTGCTGATGAATGACTTGTGCCAGAACTGCTGATACCAATCGTCAAAAACGGTGTTCCTGAATCTGGTTTTGCAAACACGCTTAGAGTTAAAACACCAGTTACTGAAGAAGATTGAGAGGTTACGTGAATACTTGTTACGGCGGTTTCGGCCAATGTATCGGCTGTGGCTGTCCCATCTGGCGCAGTAGTTGTATTTGATGTTTCTGTTGTTGCAGTATTTGACCACGCTGCATTCTCAAACTCTTGTGAAAATGTTAATAGATTCTGTTCTGCCAACGCCGTTTGCGTACCGTAGTAGGTGGCGGTGCTGGCTCGGGTAAAGGTGATGCGCGGGTCCATAGTCTGTGCTCCAGCAAATTGCAAAATCAGTGATGGCGATAGCCTGCCCAGCAGGTTTGAGCCGCCCAACGTTACGTGCGGTGATACGCCTATTGAAACAGCGTTTCTAAATCCAAGAAAGCTCATTTTTTACCTTTCGCGGGTGCTTTTTGCGCGGCCTCACGCTTGACCGAATAGGCGATTGCCACGGCCTGCTTGACCGGCTTACCAGCAGCTACCTCGGCCTTCACATTCTTGCGAAATGCCTCTTTTGAGGGTGACTTGACGAGTGGCATTACTTGACTCCCATGAATTTTCGCAGTCTTTGCACGTACTCAGTCTGTTCAGGCGTAGGTGTTAACGCCGAAGGGTCGTTAGACAAAATTCTTGCTGCAACGGTAGACAACCTGTCAACAGGGTTGGCGCTGTACCCTTCAAATGCTTTTTCTTGTTCTGGTGTTAAAGCAAATCTAGGTGCATCAAAATTACCAACTCGCATGTGAACACGCGCTGCTTCGTTCATCATAACCGCTTGTTTTTCAGCATCCGTCAACGTGCTGTAAGGGTTCATGATGATGCGGTTGTCTTCTGCGGCCATGCCCGTGACATTGGGATTTTTACGAAAATAGTCGTTTTCGCCAGGAAACAAGTCTTGGCGAACACCAATTCCATAAACGCCTTTGGCGTATCCTGTATTGTTACCAGGCATCACTTGGCCTTTTTGGCAGGTTTGGCAGTCTTGGCCGACTCTTTAAAGTCCTTGGCCGTGGGTGCGCCAGCAGCGCCAGGTTTGCGCATCTTCTCGCCAGAGCCAGCAGCGATACGTGCGCGTTTAGCGTTAATGTTACTGTAAAGACCGGGTTTTGTAGCCATGATTTAGCACTTCCATCGTTTGAGTGATGCCTTGGCCCGTTCTGCTGGACCTTTGGCGTTTTTGACTACCCCTTCCATGCGGGCGCAGAACGAGTCTTTACGGCCTTGGTCGGCCTTTGTCTTTGGGCTGGGCGCAGGCGCTTTTAGGTTTGAGCCTGTGGCTGCGTTGTACTTAGCGCGGCCTTTTTCAGTCAAGCCAGCACCCTTGGACGCAGGCAGTTTCTCGCCACGACCGACAGAGAGGGAAACACTTTTTTTCGTTGCCATCACGAACCCATCCATGAATTTGTGGCAGCACCGTTTTGAGCGTTGCGCCTAGTGAGTGGTTGCTCAGTGTACTCTCTATGAGCCACAGGAAACGCAAAAGTCACACAAATAGCATCTGCCGCATCAGGCGATGCAAGGCCTCTTGCTTTCATGTCCTTCTTGCTCTCCAAGAAAATTGTACCCCTAGAATCTGGCTTGATCATAGGCGAAACCAAATCAGTCTTCAAGAACCTGTCTTTGGGAATACTGGCAGATCTCAGCCAGTCCTTCATCTTGCCCCACATCTCAGCACGTTTATTGCCATACATGATGGGGTTCGAACTCTTGTTGCCAAAGTTGACACCCTTGATCTTGTAGCGTTGCTCTTTCAGCCGGTCCACGATGCCAGCGCCAAGACCTCCCTCGTCGATGACAACTAGGGCAGGCTTGAACTCCTCGATGGCCTCAATGATGTGCCCCACCACCGTCATCGTGTCATCACCCCTGTGCCGGTCAATTCTCACAATGTCTCGGCCTTGGCGAATAGCAATCACCGTGGCATCGGCGCCAAAGCGTGCTGGGTCAACCCCCACAATGATGGGCGCTGTCTGATCCTTGTACTTGGCCCTGCTCATCGCCTCATCCACAATGTTTGACGGAATAAACTGGTCATCGCCAGCATTGGGAAACTGCCCGTAAACCTCAACGTGAGCCTGGCTTGAGTCAGGGCCATACTCGTCAATGATGTTCTGGTACACAGCCTTGTCCGTGCCTTCTACCGTCCTGGCGTCCACCACCTTGGTTTGCCAGAACTCACGCTTGCTGTGAAACGTCTCGTAGAAGTACCCGGTGTTGCGCCGTGGGTTAGAAAACGCCAGCCAGAAGCGGTTCGGTGTGTTTTCTGTAAAGAAACCAGCCGTCACCGCCCAGATGGCGTCGTCAATACCGCTGGCCTCATCGAAGATCACCATCACGCCGTCAAAGTTGTGGACACCCGCGTAGGCGTCTGGGTTCTCGGCTGACCACAGCCGCCCCTCGACGCCCCAGTAACGTGTGCCCTTCTTCAGGTCGCGCTCGACCAGCTCGGTCAGCCACTTGGCTGGCATCAGCCGGGTGGCGCTGACCTCGAACCAGTGGCTGTTGAGCGCCATGCTGAGCCACTTGGTAATTTCCGCCCATGTGATCGACCGAAGCTGCGCCTCGGAGTTGGCCGACACGATGGTCGTGCTGCCGATCCGCGTGGTCAGCATCCAG